TTAATTTAATAAATTAATTGCTTTCCTAAGTTCTTCAACATCTTTATGGGTGTATATATTTTCTGTTGTTGTAAAATTAGAATGCCCTATAAGTTTTATTATAGATGTACTATTTACATCAGCATTATTTAACATAGTTGCAAATGTGTGTCTAGTATCGTGAATAGTGTGCTCCATATTTAAAGATTCCATTAACTTATTAAAGTTATAAAGTATATTAGTATATTTTTCTTGATTTTTCTTAGAAGTTTCTAAAAAATATACTTTATTCATTCTGATATTTTCCTCAAAAAGATAAACTATTTTATCAGGAATTGGTATAGTTCTTAATCCTGCATTTGTTTTACTTTCTTTTATATTAATAGTTTTGTTTAATAAGTTTATATCTTCTATTTTTAGTTTTAATAGTTCACCTATTCTTAGACCAGTATAAATCAAAATTAAAATTATATAGACAAGTTTCTTACTCTTTGCATTTGAATTAAGGTTATTAAATAATATTTCTATTTCATCTTTTGTAAATATCTTTCTATCCACAACTTTTTTAAATTTACCTAATTCTATAAATTTAACTTTGTTTACATCTATAAAATCGTTTTTTAAAGCAAATTCAAAAATCATATTAAGTACACTTTTTAAGTTTGTTTTTGTTCCAGAAGAAAAACTAAAATTATCAAAAAATTCTTGTAATATATGTAATTTTAAATCTTTTATTTTAATTTTATTAAATGCTTCTAATTTCTTTAATAATGAATTTACTATAATTAATCTCCCTTTTGAAATTTTCTTTGAATAATTACAGTACCACAAATTCACAACATCTTTAAAAGTTTTGCCACTAAATAACATAGGGTTATTAAGATATGCTATTAACTCTATTTGAGCTTCTCTTTTAGTGGTGAATGTTCCTAAAACTTTTCTTTTTTGTCTTCCTTCTTCATTATATCCAGTAGTTACAACAACAATCCAAGGCTTCCTCCTTTTCCCTTTTAATTTATATACACTCCCTTCACCATTTGCATTTTTCATAAATCTCCTCCTTTTAAAAAGAGAGAGCAAATATATATTACTCTCTCATTTATTAAAAGTAAATTAAATTTTTATTCCTGGATAATATTTGTGGAAAAGTTCCTTGCTAACTCTACCACTACCCATTGTATCTATATTTAATTTATTTTTTTTACAATGTTCTAAATTCATCTCATAAATTCTTCTATAAGCTGTTGATTTAGAACGATTTAACATTTTAGCAACATCAGCAGCATTATATGTTAAGTTATCCATTCTATCACTCCAATACCCATTCTAAAATTTTAATTTTTCTTTCATTCTTTCTTATCTCGTGTCTGATTATTTCTCTATTTCCTATTCCTTTTGTAACTTTTAATTTATCATTAAAATCTAAATTTGATTTATTCAATCTATCTATTTCCATTTGAATTTGCTCTTGTGTTTTCATCAGTTCCACTCCTTCCCAATTCTTTTCATATTCTTTTGCCACTTTTCCCAGTAGCAATTTAATATGTCATCTTTTGTGTGGCCTAGCTTTTGTGTCATTTCCATTAAGTTATCAATAGCATATAAAACGCTATCATTAATAATATTAGCTATTAAATTTAATGTTGGCAGTACCTGTGAGCCATAATCTTTAATTTGCCAACCATTAAAATCTACCGCCACGAGATGTTTTATTCTTCCATAATTATTAACTGTATCATCATTAAAATTAATTATTTGTGCAAAGAAGAAATAAATATCTGTTAGTTCTTCCAATTCCTTAGATTTATTATATTCTTTTGTTTTCCAAGTTTTATGACTTTCTTTTGTTTCCTCATTAAACTCTATACATTCAGCTATAAGAGACATTTTAATATCTCTTAAGCATCTAGGTCTAATATTATTTAAATTTTTATCTAAATGCTTTTGTAATTTTAATATATCTTCAAAAGTTTCAGGTCTTTTAAATTCCATTATCTCACTTCCTTATTTTTTTATTCTATTTCTTATAATAATCTTTATATTATGCATAACATCTTTGATAAGTTCTATAAACTGTAAAAAAGTAATAATAAACGCACATAAAAATGCTATCAATAACGGTGTAATCAGTATCAATAAAACAATTTCTTTAAGTTCCATCATCTCACTTCCTCATAAGTTGCTATAAATATATCAGGCTTACAAGGATAAAATTCACCTTTAATGCCTTTTATTATGTAATCTCCAAAACTAGCCTTCATATATCCTTCAAGTGTTTCTATTTCAATATAGCCTTGTTTTAACATCCTTTGACTAAAATCTTCCAGTTCTTCTGCACTTTTAGTTTCTTTATAATTTGCTCCATCTAAAAAATCAAAAACTTCTATAATGTTATCCTCTTTTAATTGTATTGCTTCTATTTGTACAGGTTTTTTAATATATTTCTTAATCATTTATCTGCTCCTCTTTCATAAATATCAACCAATGTGTTTTTGCTCTCTTATTTCCAAAAAGAGGCTTAACATCAGTTAGTTTTAATATTTCACTAAGTTTAATCTGTTCCTCATTCCACTTAAAAACTAATATTCCGTTGACTTCCAACACTCTAAAACATTCTTTAAAACCTTGTTTTATATCATCTTTCCAGTTATTACCTAGATGGCCATACTTTTTAGCCAGCCAGCTTTTTTCTCCTACTTTTATTAGATGTGGAGGGTCAAAAACTACTAGCTTGAAACTATTATCTGGAAAAGGTATATTTCTAAAATCTGCAACAAGGTCAGGCTTTATTATTAGTTTTCTTCCATCACATAATACATCTTCAAGCTCTCTATTATCCATATACACTGTATCATCTCTGTTTTTCTGAAACCAAAACATCTTACTACCACAGCATACATCAAGAATTTTTTTCATTATTATTCTCCTAACAATTCTGAGTTTTCATAAATATTCCCTATTACTTCTATATCTTCTTTATAGTAATTCATTCCTAATACTACTAAAGGTCTAGGCTTAATATATTCAACAACAAAAGCTCCCCATTCATCATAATATTTAACTACTCCTATTCCGTGATTAGCTCTAAGTTTTACAATATCACCCTCATAAATTTCTTTTCCTTTTTTATCATAAAGTCCTGTATATTGCATAAGTTCAATATCTTTAAAATCTGTATGTTCATAACAATCAACATCTTCATTTGAAAAAAATATTTCTTTATGGAGAATATCAATACCTAGCACTTCTCCCATTATCTTTTTTTCTTTAAGCCAAGCTCTAAATTTAATCTCTCTCATCTTCTTCCTCCCAATCAGCTGCTTCTTCTCCAATCTCTCCTGCTCTTACCTTAGCCCAGAAGTTTTGCCATTCTTTACTATCAATAACTTTTTGAGCTTCTTCTTTTGTTTGAAAATAGTTGCCTAGCTCATAATTATCATTATCCTCATCACAAAATTCTTCTCCAACACTCCAAGCTTGACCGCCTGAACCTATATAAAAATATTTTTCATCTTCATCAGCTCTCCATCTCTCTAACATTCCATATTCTTTATTGATGTTATTAATTCTTTTTTTTAATTCCTTTATACAGTAATTTTTTATAACTTGTGGGAACATTTTCTCTTTTGTTAAATATATTTCATAACAATAACCCGATATTCTTAAGTCTATATACGGGATATATTTACCATCTCTTAAACTTTTCCCATCAGATATTTCTGTTAACTTATCTATGTCCATTTTTATAGGATAAAAAGCAGAATATTCATCATTAATCTTAGTTATTTCTATCTCTAATACCTTTTCTTTTTCCATCATTTAATCCTCCTCACAAATTTATAAACTTCTAGCTTCTCAGCATATCTCTTAACCTGTGTAAATTCTTCCAAGGTCAATTCATCAGCTCTAAAACTTAATATCTTTGTTAGAGCTTTTTTATAAAATGTTTCCATATCTTTTTTATTTCTAATTGCCATATCAATCATCACACAATTTCAAAAGTTTTTCTTTTATTTCATTAAAGTTAGTTATATAAAATCTACTTTTAAGATTATCTGAATAACAATATTCATCTTCATCCGTAGCAATTAAATCAATACTATCTTCCTCTATTTCAATAGATTTGATATGTGTTAAATTTAATATTTCAATTGTGCCATCTGCAAATACTGCTTTTATAAAACTCATAGATTCCTCCTTATAATTGAACATATTGCCGACGTCGGGAAGATGTTCAACCTCTGTATTTTCCAACTGTTTTCAAAATTGAAATAGTCGTTATTCCTTAAATGCTTGAAAGTGTCCTTTATATATTCCTTTCAATTCTTTCACTTGTTCAGGGTTTAAATATATTCCAGCAAGATGATATTTCTTCATAAAATCCATTCTACTTATACAGTTATCAGCTTCATCGTGGTGCTCTCTACATAAGCACATTACACGATAATTTAGCCCTGTATCTGATTTATAGCCTGAGCTTCCAACTCTATCAAAATGTTGTAACTCTCCTGGCTTTCCACAGATACAACATATTTTCTTTTTTAGAGTTACCCAGATAAAAGTATCTTGATAATCTTCTGCAAACAAATCTCTAATCTCTTGCCTAAGTGGTATCTCCCAATATATAGCCATTTCAAATAGCCACTTAACAAAATCATTGGCTTGTTTTTGTGTTAATGAATTTAACGATAGACTAAACCCTCCATTTTGAATTGCTAGGCTCTGTAATGCCTTTATAACATTGTTAGTCAATTCATCTACTGTTAGGTTGTCCTTGTTTATTATTGAAGAAATTAGGAACGCCTGAGCATTTTTAACAGTGTCAAATCCATCATAGATTTTAGTAAACTCTCTCTTCATAAGTTGTTTTGTGTATGCAAGTTCTATAAATGATGGTCTTGCTCCTGCTTCATTTCCTTGCCAAAAGTTAGCAAAATCATCAAGCAACCAGTATATAAGTTTTTGTGTCTGTCTTGTGTATCCTAATTTCTCCATTTAACTACTCCTATCCTATCTTTAAATTTTTATTTTCAACAAGTCTTGCTCCTTGAACTTCTTCCCCAGCTTTTAGAGCAGCTTTAATTTTTTCCTTAGATATTTTTTCAGTTGTTACAACTTCTATAAATTTCTTGTCTATCAAACTTTCATCATAAATTTCAGTAGTAGTAGACTTAGTAAATTTAATAATTCCTAGTGGAGTTTCTATCTTTTCAATATTATTTACTATCATTGAACTTTTGATATAAGTCTTAAACTTATCTAATTTCTTTTTAATGCTATCTTTCATAGCTTGCAGTCTTTTTATTTCATTATCAAGAGCCTCAATAGTAAGCTCTTGATTTCTAACAACTGCTATTACATTTGCAGATTTATCTTTTAAATCTTGTGCTAGTTCCTCAGTCCATATTGCTAACTGATTTGAATTATCTGTCATTTCTCCTGTTTCTGCATTGATACCTTGTTCTAAATATTCCATTCTTTCAATATAGTCTTTTGCTACATCATAAAATTTCATTTATTCCCTCCTTACAGCTCTACTGTTCAAATATTCTTGTGCCTTGTCTTGTTCTTCTTTTTATTTCATTATCAAGAGCCTCAATAGTAAGCTCTTGATTTCTAACAACTGCTATTACATTTGCAGATTTATCTTTTAAATCTTGTGCTAGTTCCTCAGTCCATATTGCTAACTGATTTGAATTATCTGTCATTTCTCCTGTTTCTGCATTGATACCTTGTTCTAAATATTCCATTCTTTCAATATAGTCTTTTGCTACATCATAAAATTTCATTTATTCCCTCCTTACAGCTCTACTGTTCAAATATTCTTGTGCCTTGTCTTGTTCTTTCTTAGTTGTTTTTTTAGATTTAGTAGAAAATACAACTGTTCCTTTACTATCTATTATTTCAAGTTCAGTGATAACTTTATCTACAACAGTTATTTCTTTAACTGAAAATTTATCTGTTAATGATAGCTTTCCATTAGAATTTTTTATGTATTTTTTATCACTTATCCATATAAATGGTGATGTATAAAGTTCTCTACCTATTCCCCAATTAAAACAAGCTCTTTTGAAACTATCTGAGGCAAGTCCTTTCTCTTTTTCTGTAAAACTTTCAGTTCCAGTGTCTTCTTTCTCTACCCATATTTTCTTATCTTCATCATATATAGATACAATGCAATTTGCATTTTCTCTACTGTGTTTTCTTTGCCAGTTAAGTGGTCCTACTGTTTCATCTAGGACATCCATATCAACTCTGGCATTTTTATATAACAATAAAGAGAAACCATTTTCCTTTACTGTTTGTGGCTTTACATCTATTTCACTCGCTTTTAATGTTCTAAAATTTAAAATCATCTTTTCCCTCCTACATCAATTCTTCTAACTTCTTAAATGGATAATTCAAAATTTTAACTATCCATTTAATCTTATGTTTTACTATTTCTTTAAAACTTGCCTTTTTAAATTCCATTTACTCCTCCTAATCTCCATCGTGATTAAAAAAATTAAATAGTTTAGGATCATCTGCTGATAGTTCTGGAACTTTTAAATCTATAAAATCTAAATAAGTTCTAAACTCATCAGCATAATGTACATTAATAATAAAGTCATTCCCTTTTATTACTAATTCCGAATTTATTTCATCACTACCTTCTTTATAATTAGCAGACGAGGCTAGCTTGTAAAAATTATCTACTCCTATGTTGTATTTTCCTATAATAAAAACATCTGTTACATCTAGCCAAGTTCTACTATTCTTTTCTAATAGATTAAGTGTTTCTATTAATAAATTTTTATTATTTTCCATTTTCTCCCTCCATTTCTATATATTTTTCTATTATTTCCACAGCTTCAGCAAGTGTTATTCCAGCTGGGAAAGGTATTTTATTCCAATATTTTTTTAATGTTTTACAGTGCATTTCTTTCTCCTTTTAATTCTTCTAATACTTTTATAGTTTCAATTATTTTTTTGCTTGCATTTTCTAAATCAAGAAAAATGTTTTCATTATAATCTGCTTTTTTGTTTTCAGACCAACCAGTACGATAAATTTCTATACTAATACTGTTAGTATGTCCGAAATAATTCATAAAAAAGCTTTTTTTTATTTTTCTATTTGTTTCTAATCCTAATTCCATTATTTTTAATACCTTTTTTTTCATCGTTTTTTTCATTCCTATTTTCATTTTCTCCTCCTATTTCATATCTTTATAAAGTTTTTCTAATTTTTCAATAGCCAAGTCTTTAAAACCGTGTTCACAATTTTTTAAGACTTTTAGTTGTTCATCTCTCCATTTTTCAGCTAGTTTTTTATTAGTATAATGTGCCATAGTAATTCCTAAGAATTTCATTTGTATTTCTCCACTTAATTGTGTTAAATAAAATATTTTTGCACTCACTTTATCTTTAAAAAATAATTCTTCCATTTTCTCCTCCTATATAAAATCTCTTATGCTTAATCCTCTGCTTCCGTATGGGTCTTTTTTTTCATATTCCCAGTCATTGACATTAAGTTTGTCAATTTCTATTTCATTTTCTAAATTTCTTAAATCTTTTAAGAACTTAGAAAAATCATAGTATTTAGTTTTGAAAGGATAAGTGCTATCACTGTGAACTGCTGTTATTTCTACATCTATATAACCTTGTTCTTCTGTGTTATCCCAGTAAGCATTTATAGAAGTATATTCATCTTCTAAGTATGCTAGGTCTGGAAGTTTGAAATAGTTATCTATTTGTTTTCCATATAAGTTATCTGCTTCTGTGTACATAATCCATTGATGGTCTGCAAATTCCAATGTAAAATTTTTCATTTTATCTCTCCTTTTTAATTTAATACAAACGTGTTAAACAATCTGCAAAAAATTTTCTTTTTCTTCTTGATGATAGTATAATACAAATGTGTTAAAAAGTCAACAAAAATTTTACTTTTTTTCAAAAATATTATAAAATGTTAAAAATGAAAGGAGTTTGCTATGACTTTTGGAAAAATTTTAAAAGAAATTAGATTAAAAAATGGTGATAGTTTACAAAGATTAGCAGAAAAAACTGAAATCGTTTTTACTTATATTGATAAAATTGAAAAGGGAACAAGACCTATTAACAAAGATAATTTAGAAAAATTTATAAAAGCATATCCATTATATAAAAAACAATTTGAAAAAGCATATCTTGATGAAATTATGCCAGAAAGTTTAAAAGGTAGCACTTTTAATATGGAAAAACAGAAAGTAAATACTGTTATACTACCCGTTTATGGTAAGGCTTCCGCTGGAAATGGATATATAAATTTAGACCAAGAAATTTATTATTTTCCAATTAAAAAAGGTAATTTTTCTGATAGGAGTTTTTTAGTTGAAATAAACGGTAATAGTATGGAGCCGACCTTAGAAGATGGAGATTATGCTCTGGTTGACCCAGATAACATAGATTATGTAAAAAATAAAATATATGTTGTAACTTATAATGATGAAAGTTTTATAAAAAGAATGGTTATGGATGCTAAAAGCAAAATTGTTATGTTAAAAAGTGATAACCCAGAATATGAGGATATTTTAATAACTAAGGATATGCAAGTATATTTGAAGATCGAGGGAAGAGTTATACAGGTTATTTCAAATAAATATTTATAAATAAATGGAGGGGCTATGGAAATATTTTATTTACTTATTTTTTTTAATTTACTGGTTGCTTTTTTTAAATTTAGAGATATTTCAGATTTTTTAATGTATTTAACATTTTTTATTATGTTCTTAATTGCAGGAAATTATATATTTGGCTTTATAGCTTTAATTATTGTTACAATTCCCGAATTTTTTGGAGACCACTCTATCAATAAAACTATTGAGATAGTTTTTAATATAAGTTTTTTAATCTCTCCTATTCTATGCCTTATTTATACTTCATCTATGCCTTTTTATGTTGGAGATGACGGACTTTCTAAATTTGAGTATTTTAAATATAGAAAAGAAATAAAGGAAATTAAAAAATTAGATAGTTTAAAACAGTTATTTGAATTTGGAAAAATAATAAATAAAAGAAAAGAAAAATACTACTATACAAAAGAAAATTTTACTGACGAATTATTTTTCTGGAGAAAGAAAGAATAAAATTTTTATATAAGTGGAGGGGTTTATTATGAAAAGATTAATAATGGTGTTATTTCTAGTTTTATCTATTGGAGTTTTAGCTGAAATTGTATATATTACACCTACTGGAAAGAAGTATCACCCAACTAAGACTTGTAGAGGTTTAAGAAAAGCCAAAAAGATTATAGCTATTGAAAAATCTGAGGCAATAAAGAGAGGTTATAAACCGTGCAAAATAGGGTACTAATTATATTGTTATTATCTTTTGTTTTTGTTTCTTGTAAAGAAGACGAAAGTAATGACGAAAATTATGTTGATTATTGTGAATTTAAAGATTTAAAAGATGAAGTTGAAAATTTAAAAAAAGAAAATGAAAAATTAAAATATAAGATTGATGAACTAGAAGATAAAAATCAAGAATTAGAAAGTGAAATTGAAGATATAAAGGACTATTTTAATATTTTTTAAGAAAGAGAGATTTATTTTCTCTTTTTTGTTTAAAATTTTTATTGACTTTTTAACACTAATGTATTAAGATATAGAAAAGTATAAATTTTTTGAAAATATTTTTTTAATTTTATATTAACACAAATGTATTAAAAAGGTGGTAGATTATGGATTGTAAAAAAATCTTTAATTTATTAGATAATGAAAGGAAAATTAATTTTAAAAATCGTTCTGAATTATCTGATAAATTAGAATTTCCTAGTAAACAAGGTTTCCATATCTTTATGAAGAGGCTGGAAACTAATAAACCTAACAATCAATTTAATAGAATATGTGAATTTTTAGAGAAGTTAGGATACGAAATAATCATAAAAAAGAAAGGAGAATAATGCTTATAAAAATAATATTATTAATTAGTTTTTACAACCTTATTTCAGGAATGAACTATATTTTAAAAATTAGAAAATTTAATAGAGATAGTTTATTTTTAATAATTTTATCTGTTATAAATATTTTTCTTTATTTTTAAGAAAGTTTTTCAATAATTTTTAAAACAAATTCTTTTATTTCTTCGCGAAAAAAGGTAAATAAAAACGAAATTAACCAATATATGCAGTTAAAAATTTTTGATAAGAAACTATTTGGCACAAGATTGAAATAACTTAATAATTTTTGAGGCAAAAATGCGATAGTTTCTAGCCAATATATTAAAGAAAAAGTTTCATTTTTTCTTTTTTTGAAAGTTCCAATAGCTTCCAAAAACATATTATTTTGGCAAATGTAAAATTCTTCGTTTGAATTTGGATAGTTATTTAAAACAGATACAATTGAATTTTTAACATCATATCCAACATTCTCTGAGACATAAATGAAAATATCGTTTATTTTAGCAATTTCAAATAATTCTAATGTTTCTGACCTTGTTTCATATATTTCTTTATTTGGACTTTCTGATTTTAAAGTTTGAAAATATTTATAAAGTTCTTCAATTCTATTTAATCTGTAAGAATTTATTAAATATTTGTAAATTGGAATTATTAAAAGTAATAAAAATTTCATTATTTCATCTCCTTAGTTTATAAAGTATCTTGCAAAATATATTATAAATCAAAGGAGTAAATAATACAAATCTAAGGCTAGTCCTTATCTGTGAAAGGAGAACGAAAACGGAAAAATACTTTGAAGATTTGAAAAAGTTTAAAAATTCTTTATCAGAAACTGGTTTACCAGCAGATATAGAAAATGAAGTTTTAAAAACTTATGCAACTGAAGCAATTAAAATTCTTTTAAATAAAGAAGAAAAAGACGAAACAATGTCAGAATTAAAAGAACTTGCAAAAGTTTTTGAATAAAATCTAAGGCTAGTCCTTAGACACATAGCCATAAGTTTTTACTCCCCCCAGAAAGTAAAAATAAAATTTCTTTCCTTATGGCTATCTGTGTAAGAACTAATCTTACAAGCATTCTAGGGTGTAAACAAGCTAGTGGATTTTATAGGATAGGAATATCTGAATTTTAAAGCTAGCCGTACCGTTGTAAGTCCGTCAATTTACAACTATATTTTTTGTCGTTCGCAGTTTTATGATATAAAAACCGACCATCTTACATCTTTGCCTAACACAGAAAAGGTAAGACCTAATCTGTGGATAATTCTAGGTAGCTGGTAAAGATGTATGATGTAAAACTATTTGGAGAGTTATGCAAGTCTGGTTTAAGCAAGTCCTCGAGGTGTTTCGTGGGTTCGAATCCCACACTCTCCATCATACTAATTTTTCAAGATTTTATTTAGGCTTTTCTGGATAAATATTAATTTTTTCTATATATATCAATGAGATTATTAAGATTTTTTCTGGATAAGTTAATAAGAATATGCATAAAATATTTTGGAATATTTTATATCTTAGTTTCCTATTGAAATTAAATAATATTTTAATACTATAAATATTTTAAAATATTTCAATGTAAAATAATATTCTAAAAAAATTCTAATAATTTTTCTATATATATCAATAGAAAATAAATAAAAATTTTATATATTCTAAAATAATTAATGCATTATTTTACATCAATATTTCCTACTAAATTTCCTACTTGTGAAATGTTGATGATAAAAGAAATATTAATATTTTTCCTACTAATTCCAACTAATTTATTACTTGAATTAGTGGGGGCTATTCGTAGCCTGTCAAGCTCTGGATAGTCCTTACTAATTGAATTAATAAAGAGAGAGTTAAGACAGGCTCTCCAAATATACAGGAGGTAAAAATGAGTAAAACAGTAGTAACAAAAAAAGGTAATTTTACAACTATCCATAACAAATTAATAACAGATAATAGTATTTCTTTAAAAGCAAAAGGAATAATGCTTTATATGTTATCTAAGCCAGCAGGTTGGAACTATAATCCAAAAGACATTGCTAATAATTCAAAAGATGGGTTAGAAAGTGTATACAGTGGATTAAAAGAATTGATAGAAGCTAAATATATCAGCAGAAGAAAAAACAAAGATGGTACTGTTGATTATTTTGTATTTGAAGATAATTCAGAAAATAATGTTATAGATTATTCTATTCAAAAACCTAATTGTGAAAAGCCTGATATGGAAAAGCCTAATCAGGGAAAGCCTAATCAGGGTTTTGCCGATGTATTAATAATAAAAGATTCTAATAATACTGAATATAATAAAAAAGAATTAAGTAATAAAGAAAACATAAAAGAAATTGAAGAAGTTGTAAATCACTTAAATGAGAAAGCAGGAACTAAGTATAAATCAAGTTCTAAGAATACAACTAAACACATAAAAGCTAGGATTAATGATGGCTATACACTAGAAGATTTTAAAACTGTAATAGATAAAAAATGTTCCGAGTGGCTAAATACGGATATGGAAAAGTATTTATGTCCTGATACTTTATTTGGCTCTAAGTTTGAAAAGTATCTAAATCAAAAAATAAATGGTCCTGTTAATAAAAACACTCAAAATAATACACCAGCACAAGATATAAAATGGGGGGATTAGTATGTGTGTAACAAGTATCAAAGAACTAGCTGAAAAAATAAAAAACAATGATTTTGATTTTATAGAAAGAAAGCCAGTAGAAGTATTAGAAAATGGAGATATAATTCTTAAAAAATGTGAAATTTGTGGAGAAGTTACAGAATACAAACATCAAGGCTACGATATGTCAAGAGATTGTGCTTGTATGAGGAGTTACAGAAAGCAAGCTAGATTAAAAAGATTTAAAGATTTATCTATAATTGACAGGAATGCAGGAAGTAACATTTTTTCTAATGCTGAAATAGATAAATCTAACACAGAAGAGAGAAAAATCTATCAAGAACTTTATAAATATGCTGAAGATTTTAGTATAGAAAAACACGGCTACATTTTTGCAGGAGGAGTTGGAACAGGTAAAACATTCTTGGCTAACTGTGTTTGCAATATGCTAAATGAAAGAGGCTTTTCAGTTCTAAGTTTCTCATTAGGAGCATATTTTAACAGAATTAGAAAAAACATAGATGAGGAAGAAAGTTTTATTTCTGCTGTTAAAGATGTGGACCTGCTTTTTATTGATGACTTAGGAAGTGAATACATCAATAGAGAAAATGGCAAGATGTGGGCAGAAGAGAAGATTTTTAGACTGTTCGATGAGAGATACAGAGCAGGGAAACCGATTGTAATAACAACTAATCTAAAAGTTGGAGAACTTAAAGAACATCTTAAAATTAATGGAGTTAATAAAGTCTATGATAGGCTTTTAGAAATGTGCAAATATGTAGAATTTAATTGGCAAAGCAAAAGAAAATTAAAATTACAGAGGCTTTATAACAAAAGCTAATAAAGAAGCTGGAATAATTTATAATGCTTCTAAGCTAAACAGCAAGGAGGAATGTGAGGAGTATCTTTTAAACTTAATTAAAAATCTAAGACATAAGAAGCAAGACAACAAGGCTTATGTTAAAGAGATTGATGAATTAAAAGAAGAAATTGAAATTTTAAAAAAAGATAATAATAACTTAGTTGCTCAAAATAAAAACAGAGATTTTTTATTTAAATTAGCTAATGAAGCTACTGGAGATTATTTTAATGAAAAATTAAAACACAACACTACAAAAAAGAGAGTAAGAGAATGTAAAAAAATAATTTATAGTTTACTTACAATCAGTATTATAGAAACTATCTCAATATTTGTACTAGCTTGGAAGTGATGAGATGAAGCAAAGATTTGAAATACCATACAAGCCTGACAGTATGAATACACACTGGAGAATAGCAAAGAATGGAGGACAATACTTATCAAAGGCTGGGAGAGAGTTCAGAGACAATGTTCAAAATTATATAAAACTCTATAAGTATAAAACTTATGAAAAATCTGTAAAAGTTAAATTAGATTTATATTTTGCAGATAAAAGAACAAGAGATTTAGACAACTATTTTAAAGGGATATTAGATAGTTTTAAAGGCTTTCTATATGTAGATGATAAACAGATAGACAAGATAGAAGCAACGAAGCATATAGGAGCTGGGAAGAACTATTTTATAATAGAAGTTGAGGAGTTACAGTAATGAGTTTAGTAAGAATTAGACATATACCAAAATTGATACATCATTTAGGAGATGGAGAATATAGAATAAAAGTTAAAGACAAAAGAATAATAATATTTTCTAAGAATAAAAGATATGAAAATGAAGAAATTAAAAAGATTTTAGATGAAATCAAGGAAAATGAAAAAGATGAGCATTAAAAACTCATCTTTTTTATTTTTTTATAATTCTCTATAAACATTACATTCCCAACTTCTTAAAAGCGGTAAACCTTTATATTCATTTTTATATTGGCTTTCATCTATATTAGTTTCTATACAATAGAATTCTAATGTTTTTTCTCCAGTATCTTCACCATATCTATTTAATTGTGGAGTTGAATATGCTTCCCACAATTGATATTGGTCTTTTGCTCCATAACTTAATTTAGTACCACAAGGGCTCACATTACTATCTGTTATTACATATCCTACTAATTTTTTCATTTTAATACCTCCATAAAATTTTTATTTTTGGCTAGAAGCCATTACATTTTATGTTTTTAGTTCATCTTACACCTATATATTATCATAATCAAATGATTATGTCAATACTTTTTTTAAATTTTTTTTTCTTTCTTTTATAAAATTTTCATACTCCTCCAATTCTTCCAGCTTTGCATAGGCTAAAATAAATTTTTTCCCATTACTTTTTAAATTAGATATTTTCTTTTTTTCTTTTGCCCCCTCATTATTTTCTAAATATCTGTTATTAGCCTCAACCTGTTTTTTTGAAGTTTTATAACCTTTTCTTTTTTTTTCTTCCATAATTCCTCCTTAAATTGTGAGGGGCTTTTTACCCCTCAATTACTCTATAAATTTCATCAACAAAACTAAATTCTAAAATATCTGTTTTGTCATCTGTTAGTTTTCCATATCCAAATCTTTTATTATCATCTTTAAATTTTTTTAAAAGTTCTTCTCTTTCACTATCTGTTATTATGTGTTTTTTAAAATTGAATGAGTAAGAACCTAAATCGTTTACCATTTCAATTTCTATGCTCTTATTTTCTAATATTTTTTTGATGTTTCTTCTTGTTACTTTTTTCATTTTTACCACTCCTATTCTTGATTTTTTTTGTAAGAAGTGATATAATCTAAGCAGTTGAGGCTTAGAGTTTATCACTCTTAGTTTTACCCCTCTGGGAGAGGGGGATAAATTACTTATCTTTTTTAGTAATTGTTAAAGTAAACCGCCAAGTTCCGATAACAATTATAAATTGGATTTTCATTTTATCACCTCCTTCCTTTGAGGTACTTTAATGATATCATAATCATTTGATTATGTCAACACTTTTTTTAAATATTTTTTGTAGAACTAAAAAAGTCCAATAATATCAATGAAAAAAGTGTAAAAAAATTTTTAAAAATTAAATAATAAAATATCTTACAATCAAAATTTTAATTAAAAAGTAGATGGGATATATAAGAAGAAAGTTTATAGAAATATAAGCAGCTTTTTATGTATCCCATTTTTTTATTTTCTCGCTTGGAGGTGCTGGAAGATGTGAGTACAAGACAAGAAGTTTATAAATTAATAATAGAAAAGAAAGATAACAAAGAGATAGCAGCAGAATTAAACATAAGTGTAAGAAGTGTACAGCTATATAGAAAAGAATATGAAAAAGATTTGAATAAAAGCGAAAGCGAAATTAAAAACGAAAGCGAAAGCGAAAAAAAGAAGCGAAAAGAGAAAGCAAAAGTTTTAATTGAGTGTGGAGCAAGTTTAAAAGAAGCAGCAGCAGAAAGTGGCATATCTTTTAATAGTGCTATGAAGCTAAGCAGTAAAGAAAAGTTACAAGTTAAACAACTAGACTATTTAAAATCTTTTAGAAAGCGATATATAGAAGAAATAACAAAGAATAAGAAAGATAGATTAAATCTTAATAATATAGCAAAAAAGAAAATAGAATATACTTTAAATCTTGCAGAAGACATAAGTAAAGATACACAAAAATTAATTAAAATGAACGAAGAAACAGAACAAAAGATTTTTGAATTAGATAGAATAGAAAGACTTGAAAGACTAGAACTAGAAAAAAATAAATTTAAAAATGACTTATTGATAGATTTTACTGAAAAAATACAAAAGCTAACAGATGAAAATATAATGAAAGTTTTAGAGTTTATAAAATCATTAGAGAGTGATACTGATGAAAGTGCTAATTGATTTGATAGAAAAAGAATTACAAGACAGAAAAAAGAATAAAAGTAATGCTCTTATTTTTAAAGCTAGAAGCTATCAACAAGACATTATAGATTTATATGATAAGTATGATTATTTCTTACTTTGCTGGTGTAGAAGAATGGGGAAAGACTTACTTGCTTTGTATCTTTCTTGTAAAAGATGTATAGAAGTTTCTAATAGTGTTGTTTACTATGTATTTCCCACAATGAAACAAGGTAAAATGATGATTTTAGATGGATATAGTAATAACAAAAAAAAGATAATTGATGAAATTATAGACAGAAAAGTTTTAGACTTACCTTTAAAGTCTGATAAACTCTATCATTCTGATAACACAATTAGATTTAAAAATGGCTCTAAAATTTATTTTGTTGGTTCACAAGATGCTAACAATAAAGTTGGTGGAAACTTAGATTTATTAGTTATTAGTGAAATGGCATTAATACAAAATAAAGATATTATGATGTATTTAATACCATCAGTAGTCAATATCAAGGGTAAAATCATACTTGTAAGTACTCCCAGATTTGGTAGTGAATTTAATAAGATGATAGAAGAAAAGCCACAAAAATGGTTTATTGATGTATTGAATGCTTTGGATAGTAGAGCAGTTGAAGCAGATGGAACAAGAGTTTATACAGACGAGAAACTAGAAAATGTTAAAAGTTTAATGAGTGAAAGTAAGTTCAAACAAGACATACTTTGTGATATTGATGTAGCAAATGAAAACGCTATTTATGCAGCTAGTTTATTAAAAGCAGAGTGGATAAAAGAAATAAACTTATTTAACAAAAAGCTATATGTTAGTGAAGACTTGGGGATAAATGACAGCACGGCATTGGTATTTACAGTAGATAACACTATAATACATCATTATGCTGCGACAGATAAAGCAACGATACATTATATAGAGTATATAAAAACATTTATGAAAGAACATGACATAAAAGATGTAGAGATTATACTTCCTCACGATGCGAGAAATAGACAAGATGCTATTGATTATTTAACAAGTAGAAGAGAAGCATATAACAAACATTTTAGAGATGTTAGAGTGTTAAGAGCTTATGAAGTTAATAAGACAATAGAGATTACAAGGCACAGTATAGAACAACACAAAATTAAATTCTTAGACTGTGCAGCAGTTAGGGATATGGTAAGACTTATGAAAGCATACGAATGGAAAATAGATAACTCTACTGGGGAAAATCTAAGAGTGCCCGTTCACGGCAGAGGACTTGCAGCAAGTAACACTTGTGACGCAGTTGAATATTTCTGTATGCGTATGTTTTTAGAAACTTACGAAAAAAATATAATGGCTTTGGACTGGGGAATTTATGAAGATTAGGAGGTTTTAAATGGCATTTGGGAAAATAGGTAAAGGTCTTAGAAATATAGGCAGAAGAATAGGAAGAATTACAGGCAATTTAACTGGTGGACTTATAGGTAAATCAGATGCTCAAAAAAATCAAGAAAGACTAATAGAAGAACAAAAAAAAGAAGCTGACAAACAAGCTGAACTATACAGGCAACAAATAGAAGAAGAAACAAAAAGAAGAAAAGAAGAGGCAGATAGAGCAGCAGCAGAAGCACAAAGAGCAAGAGATGAACAGGCTAGATTATTGAGAGAACAAGAAGAAAAAGCAAAAGCTGAAGATGATTTTAAAAGACAAGTAGCACAAGATAGTGCGAGTATTACAAACGGGCTTTTAAATAATATGAATAATAATAAAACAACAACAGTTGATTATTCTAATGCAGTTAATGCAGGTATTACAGAGAGCAAAGATGATGATATAGATAAACTAAAAAAAGCATTTAAAAGAAAGCTGTAAGGTGGGCTTATGATATTGGGAATAACAAGAGAAAAATTGGAATACTATTTTGATAATGCTAAGAAGTACAAAGAAGATATAAGAGGATTGTACAACGAAGTATATGAATACACAGATGTAAATTTTAGTATTAAAGATAGTGGAACAGTAGAGAAACAAAGTAAAAGAGGTGTTGAAAGTGTAATACTAAAAAGCCAAAATTTCTTATGTAATTTTATAATGTCATCTATATTCTCAAAATCTGGGAGATGGGCAACTGTAAAAGTAAATCAAGAAGCATTAAAACAGCTTACTAATACCGATGGAGAAATTGCAGAAGCACAAAGCAACGAAATAAATAAGGTATTAGAGAATAATTCAGATACAGTTTATTTCACTAATGATAATACTAACTACTATACAGAAACATCAAAATCTTTACTAGATTGTATAAAAGTTGGAACAGGTATAAGAAAGATTATAGAGTTAAAAGATAATACTAAATGCTTTACTTATGCTTATCAAAATTTAGATAATATCTATATTTTAGAAGATAACTTGGGAAAACCTAACATCATTTTTAAAATTTATGTAGAGAAAAATCTAAACGATATAAAAGACTTGTTTGGACATTTACCGATTACAGTTCCAAAAGGTTTAAATGAAGAGAAGTTAGATGAAAAGATAAATATTATAGAGTGTGTTATTGGAGTTTTTGACGAAGATACAAGCACATACAAATATTATCATGGACTTTTTACAGAGGCATTTGAAGAAATGCTATTTGAGGGTGAGTTAAACTATAATCCTTATACAGTGTTTAGATGGAAAATAAATAGTTCTAACCCTTGGGGAATTGGAATTGGTTTAGAAAACTTAGATTTATTCAAGGAATTGAAAGACTTAAAAGAAAAAAGAAAGAAGCACGCAGATAAGATTGTTAGTCCTCCATTAAATTTCTATGGAAATATAGACTTAATAAACAAAGTCAGCCTAAAATCAGGAGCTAAGAACTATGGTGGAAGCGGAATTGGTGGAGATAAGTATGGAGTAGAGCCGATTAATGTAGGTGCTAATTTACTTCCTGTGGAAAAAGATATAGAGCAAATAAAACAAGAGATAAGAGAAATATTTATGGCTCAGCCTCTTGGAGATGTAACAGATACTAAAAATCGTTCTGCTACTGAAATGAGTTTAAGACATGAAATGTTTAGAAAAGAATTTAGTGGAACTTACGAACTTATAAACACAGAGTTATTAGAGCCTACTTTTATGAATGCTTATTACATAATGGATAGTAAAGGCTTACTTAATAAAACAGAAAATGAAAGTTATATAAACATTTCTCAAATTCAATATATCAATGAACTTACTCGTAATGCTGGTAGTGATGAGGTTATAAATACAATAAATTTCTATATGACTTTATCACAAGTGGTCCCAGAAGCACAAAGACAATTTATTTTTAAAATAGATGAACTTATAGACTGGGCAAGCAAAAAGATGAGAGTACCACTTGATGTATTAAATAATAAAGAAGAAATTAAACAGCTAATAGCACAGCAACAAGAACTAGAACAAATGGAAAAAATGGCTTTAATACAAGATGGTATCGGTAAAAGACAAGATGTAGGTATAGGAGATGAAATAAAAGAAAGTATGGGTGTATTTAATGGAACATAGAATAGAACACAGGACAGAATATCAAATACTTTTAAACAGATTTGCTGGTAATAATGATTTATATAAATTGCTGGAAGAGTGCTTACTTGAAGAGGAAAGACAAAGAGAAAGCACTTATATGATGTCGGGAGTATATCCTGAACGGAGAAACACAGTTATGAAGTTAATGACAGACTTAAAATTTAATGAAGAAAGAGAGGTTAAATAATGGAAGATAATGTACTAGATAATTTACCAGAAGGTAATGGAGAAGGAACAAATACAGATGACTTAAACCAAAATTTACCACCAGATGACAGTACAAATGATGATGGTACTGGGGGAAAAGTGGAAGAAAAGAAACCTTTTTCAGTAGATGATATTCAGTTTACAGAAGAATATAACATTGCTGGTTATGACTTTTCTAAGTTTAAAGGGAGAATAGATGAAAGTTCACTACCTTACTTGGAAGAGTATGCAAAGAAATATCAAGAGCAAGGTTTCACACAAGCACAGATTGAATTTTTATTAGAAGAAAACTTATCAGAAGCTCCAAAAGATAGGGACAGTATTATGAAAGAGTTACAAAATTCTCTAACAGTAGAGGAAAAACAAAGTTATAAACATACTGGGATACAATTAAAACAAGCATTAGACAAAAGCAATCTAGGCAAATATTATGAAGAAATAATGACAAACCCTATTGCTTTTAAGGTAGTAAATGCACTTGTTAAGAGTATGACACCAGGAGCAAATGTAGGAGCAAAAATAGAAAGAGAAAGCAGAGTATCAAGTTTAACAGGTTATGAAGCAGTAGAACAGTTTAACAAATACTTGGCAGAAAACTTAGGTTATTCAAACAAAGAAGCAAAACAAAAAGAATTGTTAGGAAGATTAGTAAAAGAAGAAGATAAAAAATATTTTAAAGAAGTCTTAGGACTATAAGGAGGATTAAATGGTAAATACGACAAACACAAAACAACAAACTTTTTCAACAGCAGTATTAATGGCAATGGATACTTTACAAGCAGCAGGTTTAAAAAAATATGCTGAAAGAGGTAATGCAAAAGGTGGAGAAACTTATACTTTTTACAGAAAGAAAAAAGCGACAGCACAAGATGGAATACCATCAATGTATCCAGGAGCAACACCAGCAGGGACAACAAATGGCGGAGATTTTGATAAATTTACAGCAACGATAGAACAAATTTCATCTCAAGATAAATTAAAAGAAGCTGATGAGTTAAAAACAAAATTAGATTTAAAATCTCCTATTGTTGCATCTATGACAAATGCTTTACTAAATAAAGAAGATAACAAAATCTTAACAGCAATAAAAGCAGCAGGAACTTTAGGAACAGCAGGAACAGGGACAAAAACAGTTGATGATATAGCTAATATCAAAGCTTTGATAGCAGCAGTAAGAAGAAGTCATGTATGGGCTAAATGTGGGCTAAATCAAAAGAAAGGTGTAGCTATTGCAATGAACGAAGCAGATTATACTATCTTATCAACAGCAGATATTTTTATAAATGGAGATTATTCAGCAGCATTTGGTGGTGGTGTAGGAGATGTTCCTTTAACTTTTTTCGGGGCAGAAATAATAATATCGGAAGAAGTGGAAAAAGGAGCTTTCTATATAATACCTAGTTATACATTTGGTTTTGCTTCTTGGGAAAATTCAGTGGGAACTGATAAAATTTTTGTTGCAACTGATGGCAGACAATGGCATTTACAAGTTTATGAAAGTGTTGGAACAGTAGTAATAGAGCCAACAAAAATAACAAAATTCACATTTAAAGTTTAATCAATAAAGGGGTAAGAGGCTTTCACCTCTTGCCCTTTTTTAAGGAGATAATATGGATTTTAAAACAGGTAAATTACATAAAATTATAAGAGAATTTGAAAAAGGGAATGGAAGATATGAAATAAATGGGATTGATTTAAAAAACACTGTTTTTTTATATAGAGAGAAAGCAGGAGCATTTATACCTATTCCAAAAGGAAATTATAAAACAATTTTTAATGATAACGAAAGTATATTAGAAGTTGATGATGTAATAAACAATAAGGCTATTGAATTTCAGATTATATCAATTTTTGATGTGCAGTCATATAAATATTTAGAAAAATATCCAGAGCTAAAAATGGTTGTAGTTCAAACGAATAAAATAGTAGATGATATAAATAACATAATTGGATATTTAAACAGCGTAGGAGTAAAAACTGATAGTAAATATCAAACACAAATACTAACTCCACTAGAGCCGTTATCGGTTTGGTATATGAATGCTGAAGGTCTTATAGACACTTTACCTATTGATGATTTTAATAAAAAATTTAAAGAAATTATTGAAAAGATGTCAGAGTTAGCTGATGAGAAAGCACGAGAACAAGTAAAAAAGCGTTTAGATGAATTAAAAACAGAAATAGAAAGTTTTAAAAATAAAAAAATATCAGAAGTTTTAAAAGAGTTAAAAACAGAGAAAGATAATTCTATAAAAGAAATAGAAAAAATTAAGGAAAAATCAAAGAATGAATTAAATAGTAGAATGCCAGAAATAAATAATAAATTTAACGGAATAGCAGGAGGAACTATCAATCCTACTTTTATTCAAGATGATGGAGAAAAGATAGAGGGACAATATTATTTAGATAGACCAACAGGTAAATTATATAGATGCATAAAAACAACATCTAATACAGTTAATTCAGCAGAATATTTTAAAGATGTGTCATTGGACAGTATTGTGAATAGATTGGAAAATCTAATTACTTTTGATAACAATAATGCTCTTAAAATTAAAATTATAACTGTTACTTTAAATACAAATATTTTAATTGGTGATTCTATAAATGTAGATGGAATTCCAAATACTACTGTATTTGTAACTGGATTTTTGTATAACTATATAAAGCAAGAAAAAACGAATATTTACGAATACTGGGACTTACAAGTTTCTCATCCGAACAAATGCATAATTAGAAAAATCAAAAATTATGGTTTTACTTCTTATGCTACAATTTTAGTTTTTTATAAGTAGTACAAGTTTAATCTAAGAAATAGAAAGTATCTAAGTACATACTTTCAACTACTTGTATTGGGGATAAAATATACAAATTTCTAGTATTTTCATCGTATCTAGTTCTTGCTGTTTGACCATTAGGATAAGACACAAATACCTTCAAATTAAAACTTTTAGGCTTGAATTCTTTAGGAAAAGTGAATAGTAAAGCTCCTTCTGTTAGAGTTTTTGATACTCCAGAAGGAATATCTAGAAACACATGACCTATGTTGCCTTTTTTTTTCAAAAATCAAAGCTGTATATCTAGTTCCAGCAGTTTTATTTACAGATTCATATTTGAATAAATTTTCCAATCTATAAACTTTTTAAAATTATTAAGGAGGCAAAAATATGATTTACATTTATAAAAAAGAGAAATTAATAGACATATTAAATTATGATATAAACGAATTTAAAAAAGAATGGTATCCGAATTTTCAAGAGGATATGAAAATATATAACAAGCAATTTGAATATCCTATTTTTGAAAATGGGGAACTAAGAGAAATGACTAAGAAAGAAAAAGTTTCAAATGGTATAACTGTTACTTTAGAAGAAGGAGAAGTTATAGAAAATAACAATTTAATTAAAATATCTCAGCCAAGTAAATATCATAAATGGATTGATAAAGAATGGGTATTAAATTTAGAAGAATTAAAAGTACAAAAAAGAAAGGAATTAAAAACAATTAGAACATTTAAACTTTATGAAAATATCACTGTAAATGGAGATCCATTTCAAGTTAGAAAAGATGATTTGGAAAATTTTTGGGAAGTTGATTATATGCTAAAAAGAAGAGAAGTCGCAGAAACAGATACAAGAAATTGGATACTTGTAGATAATAGCATAAAAACTTTTACATATTCTCAATTAATGAATGTATTGACTGAATTTATAAAAAGAAAAGCTGGAATATTTGAAAAGTTTGGAGTACTTTCAATAAAGTTAGAAACTTGTAAATCAGTAGAAGAAATAGAAGCTATAAAATGGTAATAGAGAGATTTTAAATCAAAAGACATATTCTTAATAGGCTATATGGATTAAAACTCTTACATCAGTTTATTACGAGGTCATTTTTTAAATGGTTTTTATTAAATATAAATTTTAAAGATTTTATATTTAATAGATAGTAAATTTTAATTTTCAATATAAAAATTTACATTTTTATATATAAGGAGGACAAATGTTTAATTTATCAAATTTAAGTTTAGAAAAAATGAATGGAGTTCATCCAAATGTAGTAAATTTTATAAAAGAACTTATAAAAGAATCTCCATATGATTTTAAAATTACTTGTGGTGTCAGAACCGCAGAAGAGCAAAATCACGAATATCAAAAAGGTAGAACAATTTTATATGATAGCAACGGTAAAAAACAACCAAAAGTTAGTTGGTGTGATGGATACAAATATAAATCAAAACACCAAGTAAAAGTTGATGGATATGGATATGCTGTTGATATAGCTGTCTTGGAAAAAGAGAAATACACAGATAAAAAAACAGGAGCAGAAAAAGAAAAGATAGTTGCTAGATGGGATTATAAATATTATAAAGCCATTTATGATGTTGCTGAAAGTAAAGGTCTCATTGATAAATATGGAATAGTATGGGGTGGAAATTGGAAGCAAAAAGACTCTGTGCATTTTCAATTAGGAACAGCTGATAATGTTCAATTTAAAAAATAGTTAATAAACAGTCTGGCAAGACAGTTATTATAAAAATTTTAGGAGGTAACAATGGAAGCATTTGTAGAAAGAATGGTTGTGGAAAAAGATGAATTACAAGACAGAGTAACAAAATTAGAAAATTCTGTAAATGGAGAAAAGTTTAGGGAATTAAAAGGTTTGGAGCAAGTTTATTTAAAAGAGCAGCTAAAATTTATGAGAGGCTATTTAAGTGTATTAAGACAAAGAATTAATTTTTATAACAAATAACAGGAGGTAAAAAGTATGGATAAACAATTATTATGGCAAGTTTTAGGGTATGTATTTTCAGTGGGTACTTATTTTGTATTGTCTTGGAGATATAAAGGGAAAGAAGAGGCAACGAATGAAGTAAGAAATGAGGTAATGAAACAAGAATTAGCTATACAAGGCAAGGGTCTTGGAGAACTTAAAAAGAAAGCAGTTCAAGAATTTGTTTCTAAATTGCCTGCACATGTAAGAATATTTATAAATGAAAACACAATAGAAGCAGTAGTAGCAGAATTACAACCTTTATTTAAGAAATTAAAAGAAGGTAAAAATGGAAAAGAGTAAACTTATACTTAAACCTTTATCTAATGGAAAAGCTATACTGTTAGATGATTATGTTTACTCTATCAATGGTTATGATATTAAGGTATTTAGAGGTTTCATCACTGATGGAGCCTCTGTTCCTAAATCATTGCAGTGGATTTATAACCCATTTGGAAAATATATTAATGCTGCTGTCGTGCATGATTATTTATACAGTTGTTATAACAATACTGGAATTAATCGTACATTGGCAGACAAGATATTTAAACACATTATGAAAGAAACAGGTGTTGATGATAGAACTGTAAGAAGATTTTATGCAGCAGTTAAGTATTTTGGTGTAACTTCTTGGAAACCTAAATTGAAGAATGAGGGTTACAAAGACCGTGCAATAATTGACAGAACTAAGGAAGCAAGAAATTATTATAATCATTGGGAAAAAATATTAGGAATATAGGTGGTGAATATGTTCGCATTAACTCAAGAACATTTAACATATGTTGCAGGATTAATTGGAGTAATAGCTTTTATCAGAAGCATATCTGTCAGCATAGATAATAAGATAGAAAAAAACAATAAACATTTTGAAGAATTGATAGATAAAAAATTAGATAAAATAGTTTATGAGGAACACAGAAAAGCCTTTGAAAATTGGAGTAATGAAAAAGATAAGATAATTGAGGAAAAAATCACTAAAATTGAAACCTCGTTTAAAAGTGATTTGGCAGAAATAAAAGAAAGTTTGAAAGAAATAAATAAACATATGCTTGGTTGTAGAAAAGCATAAAAAGGAGTGTAGCGATGGATAGAGGAGAAATAATATCGGAAACATTATTAATGTTAGGAGAAAATAGTATATACAATGACAATAAAAGTGATATGTATAAGATATGTGAAAAAATGTTAGATAGTGTTATAGACAATATAGCAACATCTAGTGCTTTTCTATTCAATGCTATCACTACTAAACTAACAACAGTAGGTCAAGTTGATGGAGAAAATAAATTTAATTTGCCTGTTGATTGTTTAAATGTACTTAGATGTAACAAAAATTATAGATTAGAAAATGAGTTTATATATTCATCTGAGAGTGAAATAAAAATACAATATTGTAGAAGAATAGATTTTACAGAAATACCAGATAATTTATTTAATTTAATGGTTGCTATGGCAGCTAGAAAAATGGCATTGGCAGTTAATACCTATAATAATAGATTAGAAATATTTGACGCGGAAGTAACAAAATTAAAAAATAATATAATTGCTCAACAAGGCTTTCAATATTGGGAGGAAGAATAATGGAAAGAGTATTTAAAAGTAATATGTTTGTGTATGGAGAAGTAGGAGAAAGATTAAGTGGTATAAGAGAAAGTGAAATATATCAACAATCAGCACAAAAAATAGAAAACCTTATTATAAATGAAACGGGCAATTTAAAGATAGCAAAGAAATTGGAAGCTACCAACTTTCAACACAATTTAATACAACTTATTGATACAAAACATAATTTTTATGTAGGAGTAACAAAAGATAATAATGTTGCTACTTATAGTAAAACAAATAATGATATTGGAAATTTGCTATATACACACCCAATAACTGTTAAAAATATAAGAATAATAAAAATGTGTGATAATAGATTATTTGTAATTGGGGATAAAATAGAAGTTTTTGAATTCAGTAAAGAAAAAGGTGAGATAGGGAAATCAGACTATTTAAGTTTAATAAAAAACCCAATTAAAGATAGAGAAACAGTTAAGCTAGATATCTATAGAATTTATAGAGTAGGTAGTGATTTTAGGGTTGGTTTTATAGGAACGGTGGAAAATCCAATAGTAGAGGGAAGAAGTGATGGTTTATATATTAGTGGAGCTAATGTATTAGTAAAAAGAATTTATAAAGTTTATAAAGGTACTGTAACTAAAGAAAATATTGAAGAAAGATTTTTACAAGATGGTAACACTTTTGCTGTATTTAGAAATTTTTTACCTCATATAGAACATGGTGTATTTATGGGTAAGAATAATTTTGGAGACTCATATTTTCAAAGAATAATAGAGAAAAGCTATATAATTGGAGAAACTTATATCAATTTTAATGAAAGAAGAAACATCGGCTATGATGAAGTATATAAAAGTTCTTATTATAACACTGATGGAATTAGCACAAATATCAAAGGTGAATTAAATTATGGGACTCTTTTAGATATTATTTCAAATGCAGTAACAGTAGGCATATGCCAAGATAGAATGGTTTTTGTAAGTAATGGTTATTTATATTTTTCTAAGAAATCAGATTATTTTGATTTTAGAAACGATACAAAAGCAGATAGTGCTTTCTTTTTTAAACCTACTCCTATTAATAATATTTATCCAGAAATGTATGACATTTACATAGGAGATAAAATATTTGCTCCGACATCACATGGAGTTTATGTTATATCCACAAACAATATTCTGACAAGTGGAACATACAATGTTTTTATTGCAAGTGAAATTACTTGTAATGAAAAAACTAAGTACAGCTATAAGAAAGGAGCTGCACTATTAAATGGCACTTTCTACTATTTAACAGATACTAACGAAATTAGGTGTGTTGAGCAAGTACCAAACTCACAAGGAGTTGAGACTTATAGTTCAACAAATTTAGAAAAATACGAACTTATACCTAAATTTATTGGATTAGATAAATTAAAATATAACAACAAAAATTATTTGATATCTTTTAAGGAAGAAAAAGCAGATACTTTATATCTATATGAACAATTAGAATATAAGATTTTTAGGAGATTTTCTTTAAAATTAGATAAACCTATAAACGATTTTATATTCTGTAATAAGTATATATTAGGACTTATAGATGGCATAGCCGTAAAACTTAATGAAACAGAAAATAATGTTGCTAAGGCAATTTTAAGAATAAACCCACCATATATGAAAACTGAAAAAGGTGGTAGTTATAGCAATGATTATTCATCAAGAGTTTTAAGAGTATTTATTAAAGTCTTGAACGAAAATAAAGAAGCTATAAAAGGAATAAAAATAAATGATAAGGTAGTAACAAAAAATGATATTGAGAACGATTTATTTAATGTCTTTAAAATAGAAACTTCTTTCCCGATATTAAATGGTTTTAATATAGAAATTACTACAAAAGAAAATAATAAGATATTTGAAATTTTAGGTATAGACACAAAAATAGATATTGTAAGCGATTAGAGGTGATTAATATGATGGGTTCAATATTAACTAATCTTGCATTAGGAATTGCACAAGGTTACGGAATATATAAGCAAGGTAAGAAAATTGCAAAAGCAGGAGATGAAGTAAAATCTATTTATAATGGATTAAAAGGTCAAGAGAACAAATTAAAAGGAAGTATTGAATACAATAAGGCTACTGCTAAGAAGATAAAAGGTTATCAAGATGAACAAGCTAAAATGCAATACGAATATAATAAGAGAGAAATAGGTAGAGCATTAGAGGGGAATTTAAGAGGGTTGTTAGCTGGATATGTATCAGCAAGAGAAAATTTAGAACAAGAAGTAATGAATGTTAGAAGTAAATTAGCTTTTAATGATATTAAAAATGTTGAAGATAGCTCTATAAAGTCTGACAGTATCAATAAACTTAATTCAGAGGCTAAGGATAAGGCAAATATCATTACACAAAATCAAATGAATGAGATAGAGGAATTACAAAATCAAACAAATAATAATTATTATCAAAGTGGATTAACTTTTAACAGAACACAAGAGGGAATAAATCAAAATTATTTAGTTGCATATTCACAAGCAGAAATGCAATTAAAAAGAGATTTATCTCAATTAAATCAAACTATTGATAATGGGAACATGGCAGGAAATCAATTAATGGAACAAGGTTTTGGAGCTAAACTTGCTGGAATTAACGGAATAACACAATCATTTTTAGAAGCTGGAAAAAGTTATTATTTAGAAAATCTTAAAAAGAATTTAGCAACTACGCCTAGTGGAGAAATAAGAGAAGTTCAAGGTATTTATAACACTGATGATGTTAAGAATAAATTTAAACATAATACTTTTTCAGGGTTAAAAGGTTTTGGAAATTTTGGAGGTAATAAATGGCTAATGAATTCATAGAAAAAGAAGTAATGAAAGAAAGAACAGGATCGAATGTGTCTCCTATACAAGTTGATACACAAAGTAGATATTTATTAAATCCTGTGAATGTTGAAGGTGTATCTGTTAAAACACCTTCTAAAATACCAGTTCATGAAAATATGTTTATAGAAGCAATAGGAAAGATTGCTAAGGAAAGTGAACAACTTAAACTTAATAACGAAAAGAACTTACTTGATATAGCTATGAAAAATAAAGATTTAGAGTTTGAAGAAAAATGGTCTACAGTTCAAGATAAATATGGAGATAGATTTGAAGAATATCTGAAAGATTATAACGAAGTAATAAAATCTAAAAAATCATTAATAGTTAATAGTAAGTATCTTGACTCTGCTGAAAAAAGAGCATTTTCAGATAGTGTTGATATCAATTATAAAGACTGGGGAATTAAAGAAGGAGTTAAAAGAAATCAATACTATATCAAAGAGCAAAATGATATTGCACTTGCTACCTTAGAACAAAGAAGAGCAATAGGTGCCAAGTATGGACTTAATGATGATGAAAAAGCAAAAGAAAACTATACATATATGAGGGATACAATAGAGCAAATTGCTAAACTTTCTGGAATGTCAGAAGAAGAAAAAATTGTTATGCTAGGCAAAAATATTGGTGGAACAGAAGTAGCAAGACTTAATAATAGAATAATGGAAATTCAAAATAGTTCTATGACACTTGATGAAAAGAAAAGAGAAATAGACAAAGTAATATCATATATGGATAATGAAAAAATTGTAAATGACTTAGTTGATACTACTATGGAATATTACAAAGGTAATGATGAAAAGACAGCAAGAGATTATTTAAAAGTTCAATTTGAGGGAGAAACTAAATCAGTTCTAAAAGGAATAAAATCACAGATAGATGAGTATCAAAAAGAACAAAAGAGAATTCAAAAAGAAAGAATAAGAGCAGAAAAACAAATGCAAAGACTGTATCTAAGAAATCTAAAAATGGACCAAGCTCTAAGAAGTGAAAAATATACTGATGTAAGAAAAGCATTCAAAAAAAGATATGGAAGAGATATGACTGACAATGACATAGCAAATGGCTTGGTTAATTTTGATTGGGCTTCTGCTGGAGATTTAGATAATTATAATAAGGTAAACATATTTGATAAAACACAAATATCTAATTTAAGAAGAAATATTAATGCACAAATAGAAAACGGAAGAATGTCAGAGGCTGAGGCAAAGAATATGGTCAGAGATTATGCAGAAAAACTTTTGGCAAATGATAATAGTCCAGATAAAGAATTAAAGGTAAATGCCTTTATAAAGCAATATGCTGACACTGAAAATCCAATACCTTATGCCTATGGAAAAGAATATCCAGAACTTTATCAAGCTGAAAGAGTTAATAAAAATAGCAAAGGAAACTATACTAATGTGAATATTAAAATACCTGAAAAGGGTTTTATAGGTTGGTTTGATGATGAGGGTTACGATGAATGGAATGATTTAAGAAAGGACTTTTCAGCAGACCCAGTATATGCAGATGCTCAATTAAAAAATTATATAATAGGAGTTATGAAAGAAGATGGATACAAAGAAAGTCAAATTAACTCAACAACAATGCAACCTTATTTGAAGAAACTTAATACAGATGAGGGAAAAAGATTAATAAATGCAAGTAAAGTTTTGAAAGGTGGTAAACCTGTACAAAACGCAAAATCAAATACTGTAAACACAAAGAAAAATAAAATGGGTGGATATTTAAGATAAGGAGAAATTATGGGTATTTTAAAAGATGTGTTCAATGGTAAAAAAGGAATGACTGGAATTGTGAGCGAAGAACAAGAAAAAAAATTCCAAGAACAAAGAAAAAAGAATATGGAAAAAGGTTTTTCTGTTGCAGATACTCCACTTGTACAAGGAATAGAAAGAAATATATCTAATCCTATAAGAACAGGTTTAATTAAAGGTGTTACTCAAATAGCAGATTTTATTGCAGAGCCTATGCCAGAATTTGTAGATGGAAAATACACAGATGATTATGATAAAAATTACGAAGAATATAAAAAGCAAAGAGAAGAAAACGGTTGGAAAGGCTCTGAACTAAGAAAAACAGCTATTGAAACCATTAAGAAAAATAGAGAAGAGAGAGCAAAATTTTTAAACAGTAATTCTAAAATAGATAAAGGAATTATGATATTTCAAAGTATTTTAGAAGGTGCTGCTTCTCCTACAAACTGGTATAACCCTAATGGCTTTGTAGCCAATTTAGCTTGGGATATTCTTCAAGGTGCTATTGATACTACTTGGGAAAAAACAGAAATAGAGGGCAAAGAAATTAAAGATTTTGGAAAAGAAGATTTAAAAGAGTATGCTTATGGTGCAGCCACAAGTGTAGCAATACATGGAGTTACAAAAGTAGCAGGTAAATATGTTTCTAAAAAAATAAATAAATTAAAAAATTCAGATGTTGACATACCTGAAAATGTTGTTGTAAATGCAGTTGAAGAAACTCCTAAAACTCCACTAGAAGTTATACAAAATGAGGTTGATAAATATGGACCAGGAGCAACTAACCCAAAAGCAGTTATAGAATTAGCAGAAAGATTAGAGAATGGAGAAACAGTAGGTATTGAAAGAGGTAAAAACTTTTCTCAAGAAGTAGATGATTTTTATACTAATGTAACTGAAAAAAGAATAGAAAAAATCCATAAAGAAGAGCTTTCAAGACAAAATACAATTAAAAATAAAGAAAGTAATAGTAAGTTTGAAGAAAGAATATTTAATGGAGAAGTTCCTGAAAAAAAAGTTGCTAATGATATAAATGCAAAAGATTCTTTGAGTAAGACATTAAAACCTATTAAGAATAAGATTAAACTAAACTCTAAACAATTAACAGCTGAATATAAAAGTAGACTTGCTTATATTAATATGGAAAATGGAGGTAGTGCTAATTTTTCTCGTATAGGAGATTTAAACGAACTTATCATAACTGAAAATAACATAAATGGCAAAACATTTAAAGGGATGATAAGAGGTTATGCTGATGTTCCTGAAAATTTAACACCTTATGCTTATGAGTTTAGAAATATAGCAGATGAATATACTAATTTAAAATATGGAAATAACCTATCTCAAAAAGGTTATAATTTTGATATTGTTTATGATAAAAATCAAGCTATGTCAAATTTAAAGTTAGCAATAGATACTGATGACTTAAATGCAAAAAAAGTTGTGGTTGATGGTATATTAAAAAATACTGAAAAGAAAGTTTATTTAACAGAAGCTCAAGCCAAACAATTTAAGGTTGGAGATACAGCAGGAGTATATATACTAGATGACCATAATATCATTGAGAAATTAAGAAATGATATTAATGGGACAACGCTTGATATAAGGAGAAATGGAAATGGTAAACTGGTAGATTATGAAAGTAAAACTTGGAAAGATGTTGCAGTTCAAAATGCACCTTTGCCAGAAATAGATGACTATTTTAAGTTAAAACAAAAAGAAATAGATGGTAAAAAATTAAGTAAAAAAAATTTAGAATTCATAGAGAATTATGAGCAAAAATCTATGAATTGGCTTGATGGTTTTCTAAATGAAATAAATGCAGAAGTAGACCCTGTTAATTCCTTAAATAGAATTTACAAGCAAGTCATTGACGAAAAGAGTGGACTTAATACATTAAAAGACAGATTAAATGGAAATTATGACAGAATAGAAGCTAATCATAATACATCAACTGGAAAAAATATGTATGTGCAAAATAATAGAACATTAAAAAATGCCATAGAAAATGAAACTCAACATCTATTTGAATTAGGTGCTGATGTATCAACGAGAAAATTTTCAGATATGTCAGTCAGTGGAAAAACTATGTATAACACAAGAAATTTAATGATGTATAAGTTTTTATCTAACTTGAATTATCTTAAAGAAATTGCTACTAACAAGGAAAGAATTAACTCAGGACTGATTGATTTAGGTTTTAATGAAAGAGTAGGCTTTTTAGAAAGCACAAAAGAAATGACAAGAGCCACTAAAATTGTTGCTAAGAAATATCAAAATCTAAAAAATATTGATTTAGATACGATAACTAATCCACTTGAAAGGTTACAAATAGAAACTTATATTGATAAAGTTATGGAAACTGAAATTGATATGAGAGGATACACAAAATCTAATTTTTTAAAGAATGCAGGAGAACTTGGAGCAAAAGGACAAACAGCTTCTGATGTGCAAAGAATAGCTTTAGCAGAATATTTTACAGCTAACGCTATGTATGATGAGTTTACAAAGTTTAAAATAGAAGATGTTACTCCTACTATGAAACAGGTCCTATTTGATATGGGCATAGATGATAATATAAAACTGAAAGCTATTCAAGATGAAATATTAAATACAAATAGTGTTACAGGATTATTAGATATTGTAAAAGATAGGAATAATACATCTACTGTAAAAAGTTTATTTGAGCAATTTGCTGATATAAATGGAAAAGAATTAAATGCTTTTAGTGGACATACAGTAGGATTGAAAACAGATAGCCTTGTTAGCAGATACTGGGCTAATTTCAATGGTATGTTTAGAATGTATAATATGAATTTATTAACAAGAACATTTGATAGATTAACAACTTATATTGATAGTGATGGATTTACAAGATATAGATTTTTAGTTGACAATAGTCCAACACTTAATAAAACAAGTTTTACAGGATTAAGAAGCTGGAAAGCCAACTCAAGAATTTTTAACTCAGGAACAACAGCATTAGAAACAGCAGGACTTATTTATGGTGTTGGTTGGCTAACTGGTAAAATAACAGGTACATCAAGAGATGAAATGATAGAAGCTAAGGTAGACGCTTTAATGCACGGAGAAATAAAAGACACTGTTATTGATGTAATTAAAACAGGTCTAGTAGATAATACTGGGCTTGAAATTACAATGGGTGGAGAAAATGTTGTTGCTAGTTTCTTTAATCAAAATTTTAAAGGATTAAAAAGGGATGCCTCTTCAAATTTATCTCCTGTACAAAAAATAGTATATGGATCATTATATTTAGTTTCTCCTAATGCAGTTTCAAGAGGTATAGATAATATCAAATTTGAAAAGAATATACCTAATAGACTTGATACAGCAAGCAAATATTTAAAAGAAAAATGGAAATATGAATATAAAGAAAAGGCTCAAGCTGAACAAGATAAAGGATTGTTGCCAGTAGAAAAATTAGGACTTGCTGGACTAGGACTTTTATATGAAAGTGGTAAAAAGGCTTTTGATGGCGTATTAAAAGAAAAAACAGACTATCAAGAATATTTTGAGAAACATCCTGAACAAGCTGAAAGATTTGGAGAATTTAAAGAAGATACTCCACAGAAAGCTAAAATTGCTTTGGCTAGTGGTATTATGGAATTAGCAGAGTATGGAGCAAGAAATGAGCAACTTGATGAAATTCTTTCAACATCAGATACAGTAGAAAAAAGAGAACAAGAGTTAAAAGAGTATGGTATGGATTATCAAACTCAATTAACTAAGATGGATAAGAATAATAAACTTGTATTCCACGCAGTTATGTCTTATGCTGAAATAGAAAGTCCAGAAACAATTATACTTGCTATGAATGAATTTAACGAGTTAAAGACAAAAGAAGAAAGAGAGGCTTTTTTAAGTAATTTTATAAGAGAAGACCAAGTTGATGATTTTAATAATTTCTTAGATAGAGTTATGGAAGACAAAAATAAAAAGTTAGATGACATCTATGATAGAGATTATTCGTATGGTACAGAGGGATACATAGAATTTTTACAAACTTTAAGAAATGAGATGTAATAAAAAAGTCCAGTTATTAGCTGGGCTTTTCTTCATCTATAATTAAATGTTTGTCTAAAATTTCTTTAAAAGATTTCATTAAAAGCAACTTAGCCTCTTCTTTATTGATTGTATCTAAATCACTAACACCTATGAAACCACTAAAATTAATTTTTAGATTTTCATCACCTTGTAGATTTATTTTTATATTTCCTATTTTCAT